GTTTGTCATTTACATTATAACCTTTACCAGCAGTGACAATATCTATTCTTTCTATATCTCCGCTACTTGTTTTTTCTATCTTTGAGTTTATGAGTGTATTTCTATTTGCCTGTGCTACGTACTCGTACTCATTGATATTGTAAGGTTCAGTGTTTCTCACAAGATCAAGTGAGGGAAGATCTAAATTTTGATTGGATTCATATGCAGTATTGAATGTTTGCAACTTAGAATGATATGTGTCACCAATAACGTATGGGAATAGTGGTGTTCTAGAGTTGTTGAATGGACTGTTAGGGTTGTTTACCTCTATCTCTTCTACAGTTGTATAATAAGCGTACACACCATTTGGAAATTCAGGTGTTGCTGCGAATCTACCATTATGTTCATCAAGATCACCTGTACCCTCAACGTATGTAAAGTCTTCAATAAAGAATCCAGCAGGGTAGATGTTGATATTAGGTCCGTCAACTCTTTGACTTGCTAACTTACGATAACTTGATTCAATATACTTCTTCTTACCATCAACAACAGCAAAAGGTCCGTATATTGGGTGGCCATCATATGCATATCCAAGAATAGGTGAGTGATCCTGTCCTAAATCACCTAAGAAATTTCTAAGATTACGTGGTACATAATAATTTACATAAGGATTACCTAAATCACTGTCTCTAGGTGTTTCTAAGAAACCATCGTCCTCTTTTACATCACCAAACTTGGCATATCTCTCTACTTGGTTGATAGTCCACTTTTTGACATCACTTGAGAATATAGCACCTTGACCTGGTGTTTTTGCTTTGGCAGTTGTTTGTGACTGAGTGTATCCAGCACCCTTGTCTATGATATCAATGCTTGTTATGACACCATTAGATACATTTGCTTTTGCTTTTGCACCTATACCGTCACCTTCAATTACAATATCTACACTGAAGAAGTTTTCACCTCCATTTTTGATAATGATTTGATCCACTTGTCCATTTACAATGAATGGTTGTAGGAAAGCTTTCTCACCAACAGTTGGTTCAATAACTGGTTTGAAGTTGTCATTTATAACAGTAGATCCAAAATCACTGCCCTTGTTACTTACATGAACTGCAGATATCTTTCCTCTTATAATAGGTGTAGCAGTTGCGTTGATTGTTGAGATACCTTGTCTACCACTTATGTCTATGGATATGGAGGGATCTTGAAATATGTGCTCACCCAAACCACTGTCATTCAAACTAAGGTATGATGATAATTCTTTATTATCAGATAATCTAAAACTATCGTTATCAATCTTATCAATAAAATATTCATTGTTTATTGTAAGACCGCCTATAGCAGATTCAGTTGATGAATACTTGACTATCTCTGAATTATCGAATCCATGAGAAGGAATTACAATAGTATCAGTAAATGTATTGATACCTGTGCTGGTGTGTATTTCTCTATTCTTGAATAGACCTGCATCCTCAATCAAGATCTTATCTACTTTTTGTCTTCTTGCTATAGTTTTGAAACTCTGTTGACCTCCACCATTAGTGGTAAGATTTATTGTTCCAATACCTGCTAACGCTTTAGTTCTTGATTCTGATATGTGAATTTGGAAGTCATCTAATTTCACAACAAAATAAGGTGCTGTATCAACAAGAACACCAGGTGTGATTCCAATACCAATGCCTGTGCTACCATTTGTTTGATATATAATCTCTTCACCATGCTCAAATCCATGCACTTGTGGGAATACAAATCTGTCAGTGTCAGTATTGACCACACCACCAGTTGATGTTGAATCGAATTCAACAATTTGATGAACTAACTTCATCTTTGCTTTTGCTATGGCTGTTGTATTATTACCACCAATAACTTTTACTGTGGGTGTTTCTTCGTAATCAGAACCTTCAGTCTCAACAAGTATTTCCTCTAGTGTACCTTCTACTTGTGCAATCACTGATGCTGCAGCACCTGTATGTCCATCCTGTGAGACTGTCAACTTAGGTGGATTGACAATATCAAAATTAGAACCAGTATTTAATACCTCTACACTCTGCAATGGTCCAAAATATACTATGTCTGATGACTTGTAAGAATATGCTTCAACACCATTTGCAAATAGTCCGACACCACCCTGTACTGTCTTATCCTTTATTACACCAAATTCAGGCTCTCCAAATTTTCTTAGGATTTTTTGTGCACCTAAGTCAGTGCCATATAAGTTAGATGGTGTAAGTGTATGTGATGTTTGTGAACCAATATCATTACCTATAAACGCAGTGAGGAACTGACCTCTTCTTACGTTCTCTCCAGTATATGCTAATTTGACTGTATTACTATCAACTCTCTTTACGTAGTATGATTCACCATCATTCAAGTTAGTCAATGTGCCTATACCAGATGAAGAATATGTTACTAAGTCACCATCATATAGGTCATGATCTGATACAGTAATCTCTACTTGTGTTGTATTGACACCAACATTAGTAAAAGATCTGACTCTCTTTTGTGGATCGATAGGCCAGTGTGGCAAACTATTAGAAGCAACATGCACAGCACTTCCATCATTATATGTGTTCTGCACGTCAGCTGTGCTATTTGCTTGTATTTTTAATTTTCTTCTTATCTTATATTTCTTTGTTGTATCAAGTGTAGGTACACTTACAGATATAGAATCGTCTTGATCTTCGTCAAAAACAAATGTTATAGTACCATTCAACTTGTTATCAGGATCTGTTTGATCAATAACCTCTATCTCATCACCCACATAGAGAGAGAAGTTTGCTGCTGCAAGTTTGAAGTTGTAACTATTAGTGCTCTTGAGTGTATACCTCTCAATAGCATATGTCGATGCTGTATTGTATATCCATGTACTAAATCTTAGGTCATTTTCAATTCTACCAAGTTGTTTGATATTAATTTCAGCATCTTCCTGTTGATTGATTGCAGATCCTTCAAATTTGTTGAGAACACCTAGTACATTGAATTTCACTGGTTTAGATAGATTACCATCCTCATATGAAGTTGCCACAATACCAGATCTTACTGTTGATCCAATACCACAAGGTGATGTTAGTGTTGATATACCTGTAAATTGTGTAAGTGATTTTCCTAAGTATGATATCTTTCTATTTTCAAAATCAATACTACCTGTGATACCAAACCCTACAGTAGAATCTACATCTATCACTGTAGATCCAACAGGTGCTGATCTTGTAATAAATGTTTTACCAATCTGCTTAAACTTACCTATTACAGTGCCCTTTGATAAAGCAATTTTGTAATATGTCTTATTACCAAAGACTGCCCTCTCTACTCCTGTGATTGAACCACTTGTTTGTAGTGGTGTTGTTTCTTGAATTATACTCTCACCAGATATCTTCAAAGGATCACCAGATATCAACTCACATATAAGAACTTCATTGACTCTATACTCAGCGTCCGATGGACTTATCATATATTTTGATGGTTGAATCATATCAACCTTTTCACCATATAAAGCACCAAATAATATCTTGAATGCTTCTTCTGTTCCCTTTGATTTGTAAAAATCTTTTGATTGTCTAAGGAAATTACTTTGATCTAATTTATTAAATAAATTTCTCTCTGAAAAACCAGGTAAAATTTGTTTCTTTAGTTTTTTTAAAAACTCATTTAGGAATACATTACTAAGGTTGATTACTTTAGAATCTACAGCATGTGTGCCTATACCTGTCTGCGAAAAAGTAAGATACTCAGGACTATTTGTTTTTCTATTATTTTCTATACCACTGAATCCTCTTACACACCCAGTAAAGGTAGTGCTACCTATTCCTGTATATGTGATGATCTCATCATCTATTTTTAGGAGTCCCCATTGATTCGGCCACCCTTTTGTAGAGTCAACATATATCGTAGTATCTCTACCATTTGCATACTGTGACAATGAAGTAATCCCAGTAAGAGTCTCAGGGTTTAGAAAATTGAGACTCTTATACTCTACAAGATTATCAGCTATATCAATTGCTCCCCCTTGAAATTCTTGGGAGATATAATATTGTTTCATGAACTCGCCAAAGCGAGGATTATCATTGTCAATTACCTCAGGTATTTGACTCTGAATTATTTCATGTACTTTTACTTTCGTAAGAGATGTTTGGATCATTAATATCCGTATCCGCTACTGGTTGAACTTGATGATGATGAAGTTGATGTCGAAGTTGTAGACATAGGTGTCGATGATGTATCTATCGCACTTGTTGGGGTGCTTGTTATTGCTAGACTATCAGGGGAATGAGATGCACCTGTCATTTTATTGCCATTTGGCATGGTGTGGAAAGCACCATAATAAGGTTGTCCGTTCACATATCCAACCAGTGTGCTGGCAGTGGATGTGCTAGTTATGATTGCTCCTCTTACTTTGGCACCATTAGTGTAACTAGATTGAGGATTATATCTTGTTCCAGAAGTATTTGCTCCTGTTGATATAGGATCTTCTCTCATCAAGAAATTACTATTAGCAACGTCAAACTGCAAATACAATTCCTTCCTTGCTAATACATCATTTGATTGAGGTATAGCTTGAATCTCAACAATATTATCAGACAACACAGTTGATGTTATGTTTACTGTGTCTAAAATTACTTCACCCTTCGCATAATCTACAGATCCAAATGATGATGATAATATTTTGACTGATGAGTCTGAATCAATTTGGAATAAGAACAATGATCCCTTATCACCTGAAATAAACTGATCAGAGAAGTATACAGTCCCCTGTACTCCAGATACACTGAATCCAGTAGACTTTATATTATAACTTGATTCATTTCTATGGAAAGTATTATCAAAGCATATTTCATATTGTGCAAACTGATTGATTTGAGCAACTAAGTTTCTTCTAATTCTTATAGTAGTGATATTTGACGTGATAGAATCATCAACCCTATCAATAAGTGACAATACTTTACTATACTTGAATCTACCACCAAACTTGTTCAACTCAGGACCACTTGCAAAAGAGGTCAATGAAGAAATAACATCTGTTTTGAGATTATCTGGATCACCTATAAAGTTTGCATTGTAGTAGACGTAACTATCAATCTCAACATATAAAAACTTCAAATCAATCAACTCAGGCACAATACCTGCTACTGAATAACTTTTGAGAGATGATAATATTTGTTTTTTTGTGAATTCAGATAAGTAAGAACCATTCTTTGGTTTCGCTGCTATGTACACCCTACCATATTTGGGTGGTGTTAATTCTTCTCCACCAAAAGCACTGACAGACTCTATGTTTGCATACACTGAGGGGATTATTGCTTCATAATCACTTGCAGTCACTGCCCTATGTTGAGATGAGTAAAGTCTAGGAGCATAGTATCTAACACTGCGTAAATCCTCTATTTCATCACCATTTTCTGAAGGATACTGTGGTGATAGACTTGTTGAAAGGTTTGTTTCAGTGGCATCGTCTTCATCCTTTACAATACCTGCAAAAGACACTCTAGCAACACCGTTACCATTCTTACCCTCAGTCTTGATGTATGAGATATCAATAATATTACCATTATCTAATTTTGCACCGAAAATACCATCTCCAAATAACACCTCATACTTCTCATCCGTTGTCTCTTGTATGAGATATATGTTTGATGTAGAGGTGACACCTATAATATTATCTACAAGTTTATACTCAGTGGCAGTGGTGCTTGCATTATTTTCTTTTACATTTACTCTTATAGTAGATGTATCGACACCATTATTAGGTATTATGAATCTTTGATTAGGTTGAGAATCATTTATTACAAATGTTGATTTCAGATATTGACCTTGAAACATTTCAATAGATCCAACTGCTGTGCCATCTATAGCAGTGCCAGTCACTTTTTCTGGTATTGAGAATATGTAATTGACATTTGACACCGTTCCATTTGCAATTACACCAGGTTGAAATGTAATAGTTGTTGTTGACGTTGATATACCTATCATATTATAATCAACGAGCATTTTTGCTGCTCTCTTAGACCTAGGCACGTAACCTATATTTCTTGCAAGAGAAACAACATTTTCTCTTAGTGTTGCACTGTCAATGAATGTCTCATTGACTATCATATTACTATTATATGCTGTTGTATATGAATTATATGCTAATAAGTTTACTATAACGGATAGATTAGATCCCTCGAAATCCATATCCGAGAAATTAGAGTTTTCTCTCAGATAATTCTTAATAGAAGATTTTATATCTTCAAAATTCAGGTTTGTAAATTGTTGCAGTGCCATTATAACCTACTTGGTTCGAGAATGAAATTAACTGATTGAGTTGGTGAATTGAGTCCAACAATATCATAAAATATAGTTACATCAATTGAGTTTTCATCAGGTGTAGAAATAAATTTTACATCTGTTAGGATAACTCTGGGTTCAAAATTCTTTATACTTGTCTCAATCTCCTTTTGAATCGGATCAACATAATCATCACTAGCAAGTTCAAACAATGAACCACTTATACGTGATCCTAATAAGTTATTGAAAAATACTTCTCCTGTTTGTATGCGAACTAGATTCTGCACAGAACGTTTTATAGCATCTTCATTATTGAGCACAAGAATATCATCCGTTACGGGATGTTTTTTGAAAGATAAAGAAATATCTTTGAATCCTTGTGAAAAAGTCTGTGCTGGCACTAGATCTTTATAATCTGGGTATATTTATCATTATTTAGAGCAAAAAAAAGACCCTCTACTGAGGGTCGTCTTCATGTCCAAGGTATCTTACCTCTATTTCATCGGGATGAGGGAACCCTTCCCTGTAATAATCTTCTGCCAATTCTTGGACTTTATCCTCCATTTCTTCCTCTGTAATTGATTTGAACTCTAGTGACCCTTTGATGTATATGTCATATAATTCCATATTAGCAATGTTTATCATCATCGCTATCTATATGATTCTAGTTTTCTCATGACCAACTCTACACTGTGGATCTACCCATATTTCAAAACCTGCTTTGATTGCATCAAGACAGAATGATACGTCTTCACCACACATATCTTGTACCTCACCTGAGTCAAAGACTTGCATCTGTGGTGCAAACCAAGGATACTTCATCTCTTCATGTTCAAATACACCTTTTTTGATTAGTAACCAACCAAAACCAGAATAATCAACAGTGAATGGTTTACGTCTCTTGAGAATACCTTCAACCATCTCATGATTCATCACACCACCATTTTCTTTGAAATCATCCTCTTCTAACCAATGTGCACATG